CAAGTCCTATGAAAAGGCGAATCCTGGTAGCGACCTTAAGCCACCAGTAAAGAAGGAGCAAGCCGCTAAGTCTCCAAAGTCAGCGTCTCGTCGTGCCTCTTTTTGTGCGCGCATGGAAGGTATGAAGGCAAAGAACACTTCATCTGAAACTGCCAAAGACCCTAACTCCCGTATTAACAAATCTCTTCGTGCTTGGGACTGCTGATGGCTGCTAAAAAGAAGGTATGGGAAACCAAAGACCCCACTAAGTCTGATAAGAAACTAACCCCCGATCAGAAGGCTAAGGCAAAAGCCGCCGCCAAGGCCGCGGGCCGGCCTTACCCTAATCTTATTGACAATATGAAAGCGTCTAAGAAGGGAGGTAAATAATATGTGCACAGCATGTGGATGTGGTATCAAAGACAAGAAGGACCCTGGCTACGGAAAAGGTCCAGCAAAAGCCAAAAAGGCACCAGCCAAAAAGTCTCCCGCTAAAAAGAAGTGAATAACAAAAACACCCCCCGAAAGGGGGGTGTTTCACATTGTGGCTACATTTTTAAATGAATGTGGCTACATCGCAAGGTGCTGTACTGCACTCAGCAGGTCTTCCACATGAGTGATCCTGTCATTAGCAAACAAGTAGCAAATTGAAGAACCATCAGAGCGATAGATGACTACTGAGGTAGCGGATGTTTCCTCAATGATTGCTGGCTCAACCAAACCAATGTCATCAAGACCATTCAGCAGGATACCGATGAGTTGTTCCTTGGTCGTAGTCTTTTCAATTTCAATCCCAAGCAACTTAGCCTGACGACGCAATGATGCGATTGGCTGAGATCGGAGTTCCACTTCAGTGAATGCTCCCGACTCAGGAGCGGTTACTTCTGAGTCATACTTTTTATTAATGTCAGCAAGGGCTTCCGCAAGTGCTTCTTCTCGTGCAGTGTTGACTGCGGGCACTTCAGGGGTTTCTACGACTTCCTGAACATCAACGACATCAATTGGCGCAAGTGCATTTGTGAGGTCAAGCAAACGAATACCGCTGGCGTGAGCCTTAAGTAGCGTGTCCTCAGTTTCGGGAGAGTCATCCCACAAAACGAGCAATGACTTCTCACCCGCTAATCGTTGTACATAATTGAGTACTGCGGAGTTTGCATCCTCAGTATCTTCCCAATCCTTGGCATCTTTTAAGACCGAGCGCGGAATACGATTACCGACCATGATGTATTCATGACCGAAGTCAATGATTGCGGTGTAGACGCGGTCAAGACTTTCATCAGGCTTACCGCCGTACCACGGCAGGACAAAGATACTGCCATTGACTAGTTCGGACAATGAGTCTTCAATGATGTTGAGACTGGCGTTACCTTTTCCGATAACACCAATAACTTTCTTGGTGGGCATGTTGTTCTCCTATTGGAAGGACTGGCGTATTGATGAATCACCTACGAGAGTGATCAATCGCAACACCGAGTGAGTGGCACTGGCAATTGTAGCCATAGCCAACCCACTAAACACAACATCCTCTGAAGATATGAAGACAGAGATAATAATGCCCAGGATTGCCCCAGACAAAACAATGACCCAACCATTAAGTTTCTTTGGCAAGGCACTTGTAATGATATGAATAACTTTATAAACGGCTAAGCCGCCTATTAGTAATGTCATAATGCTGCTCCTGTGTATCCCGGGATTTGATTAAACCTCAGACTAGCAAGTGCGTAAGTCGTTTCAGTTACAGGAACGATGTATGGGATCATTCTCTTGGTTGCCTCAACTACACGACGATAATCAGCAGTGTAGTACGAAAACTTTGTATGGGCCGTACTTGCACCCCAACGATAATCAGCCGCTCCTGCACCACCAGCCGCACCACCAAGCCACCCACCATTGTCACTGTTGCCATCAAAATACTCTCCAGGAGATGATGGCTCAAGTAATGGCTTACCGACTCGCAAAGGAGTTGTTGCTGTAGCCGTGGCAGTGATTTCTATATGATACAAGTATGAATTGCTTGGGTACCAAGGATAATTATCAACAAACTCTAATTTCCAATATTTACGCTTTGCAATACCTGAAATTACTGTTTCAATATAAGGAGTTGTGGCTGAGGCTAAGGTGATTGAACCATCTAGATTCTTTATGCTCACTTCAACAATATTATTTTCATAATCATCAATTGATAAGAAATAATCAGTACCACTGTTAATTGGTGTGTACTGCATACCACCATTGTTTACATCCGTGGATAATGTGACAGACGCCGAAGTGCTTGGCGTTCCAATAAACACTCTGTTTGCAACAGCGGCAGATACTGTGCCAGAGGTGGTTGCTACTCGCCAATAAGCCACAGTGCTAGTTGCCTGTGATAAAGTACTCGGTATATTTGTAAACTGCGGATCACGGACCAGGTTTAACCTACGAGAGTAAACATCTATGTAATAAGGATATCTATTTAGTGTAGTAACTTTATTAGGAATAAGGTATAAAGTTCCCGTACCAGAAGATTCGGATGCAATCCATACATGTAAGTACATATCAGTTGTATTAAGTGTTCCGTTCCCAGGTGTTCCTAGATAAATGGGATACTCATACACACTAGTGCTTCCATCAGTAATTGCTGGGACATAACTTTCTAGAGAACTTGAAGAACCACTTATGTCGTAGTTATCAAAGTATCTACCTACTTCAGATGATTGCTCAATTAGACACATGTCCCAATCAGAAACATCAGCACTCGTAGAACTACCAGTTGTTCCTAGGAATCCCCAAATAGTAAAAGTAACTGCTCCTGCTGGTGCGGTAGCCGTGGCTGTATAACGCTGAATATCAGAAGTTAATAAAGACGCAGGACCATTATTGGTACTGATGATACTGCTGGCGTTATACCAAACTAAAACAATACGAGCATTTCGTGGTGAACCACTAATGTGCTTTGCGTATACACTTGCCGTGTAAGTAAGACCTGCGGTACATGGAATACCCGTTGGGCAACCTATTACGGAGTACCCCGATGCTGACGCGGTACCGGCGGTATACCGAACTGCCCGCGAACCACTAAAAGATGTTGAAGACACCGAAGCAGCAGTGGTGCCGCCCGCAAATCCCCCCCATCCTGAGATGTTTGCTTCAACAGATGGGTTACCCGATAGGTTTACGCGCGTAGAAATAGTTGGCGTAACAACAGAAGCCGCTTGCACGGTAGAAGATAACGCCCAACCTAAAACATGTGCACCATCAAGAGAATTATATGTAGCACCAAAATCCATGTACAAGCGACTTGCTTGGCTAACACTTTGTACTTTTGTTTTTAAGCAAGCCATCTGAACGCTTGCACCACTTGAATGTGTGATGGCTAAAGCCTTAGTTGTCGTAAACATATTTGAGTATGGGTAGACACTAGCGGCGGTCATGGTGTGTGCTGAACTTTGCAACAACCACTGGTTAGTAGCAGGAACAGCGGATGCAGAGGTAGTTACTGATGCGGAAGTCATAGCGTGATGAGTACTAGTCAGTAGATCAGGTTGAGAGGCGTTAATACGGGTATTACAACCGCTGATAGCCGTAATATATTCCTCTACACCAGTAATCAAACCCTCATTCTGAGTCAGATATGTAAAGTCAGCAATTAACTCACGGAGTTTTGCGGTACCTAGATCAGCAACTGTCAGCGGTAACCCTACTTCTACAGCCAGTTTTTCAACCATTTCGCTGTTAGCAACAAATGGGTCTTTTTGTCTCATCACATAATCAATGATTGTTTTGATGACATTGATTTCCCAACCAAAGACATCAAGCATGCGTTGTAATGGTCCGGCTATTTTAAGGTGCTCAGGGAGACCTACTATTTTGTTATAGTAAGGATCATTTGTGGGGATTAATAAATTAGTTAAACCAATCTGCTCGTCCTGAACTCTGTAGTGTAATGGTATTCTTCGGAAAAGATTGTCAGAGTAACCATAATCCTTAGGTACAAGTACCTCAGTTGAGACAACTCGTTCATACCATGATCTGCTATCAGTTGATTCGTACTTAGCAAACAGTGTGTAGTAAACCCATTTACCACTAGGTAAGTCAGTATGTGTAAACGATGAGGCGCTATTCTCTGCTTGTATTTGAATAATGGATGTACCCTCAGCAAGTGTTTGCGGTGGCCCAATTAACGAATAGCGCAAATCTAGCGTTGTAATAGCAGGTGTTGCCACGACCGTTGTAGCCAATTCTGTTGTAATACCCCATGATAGGTAAACCTTGTCATAATCAGTTGGTGATGCTGATAAAAATGATGAAGACCCAGGAACACTCGTTGGAGTAGTCACATAGCCATCAGCCCTTAATGCCGATGGGTTATCTGCACCATAGTTAACAGAAGCAGCCTGAAGAAATGATCCAGTAGTACTAGCCGCACTACCAACATTACTTTTTAGTGTAAAAGATATACGGGCCATTAGACTGCTGTCACTCCTCCAAATGGATCAATATCAACAATACCTAATTTAGGAAGTTTATTAGACGCTACAACAATTTTTCCATTTGTATCAATTGTAGTAGACCCACCTGATGTAGTTGTAAATCCCTTAACAATCACATAATCAACCCCAGCAATAGACATTGCTGTTCGGTATATCTCTCCCACTGTCACTGTCTGTCCGAATGATACATTACTAAAGTTGAATAACTCTTCTAATGCAGATTTTACCTCTCCCTCAACCACTGATTGGATATAGTTAGATTTTACATACAAGTCTAGATATACATAAATCTTAGTAAAACTAACTGAAGATGGTACATTAATAAGAGTTACTCCAAGCATTGCACTTTCTAATAACTCGCGTGAAACACGGTCACGCAAATCTTGGGCGACACTCACTGAAGCAGCGCCATCAGTTAAGTACACAGCCTGATTAGCAATAACTGTTGCTGTAATAGAAGCACCAGTAGACGCTGATCCAAGGTATGAAATAACAGCCTTAGAAACACCCTGAGTTGTTAGGGCAATATCAGCAAAGTCCGAGAGGGTCACAGCGCCATTGCGGGTACGCACAGTGCTAGGAATAGCCTGTTTAATAGAGTCAATTGTTTCAAAGTCTAAGCCACCACCAGCCGCTACAGCATTGGTTACATTAGTGATTGTTGGATACAAACTATTGCCAATGGTGGTGATAGTTCCTGCTGAAACATTACCAATAGACCCAGACGATTGGATGTAAGTAACTGTAATTGGAGAGTTTATTGGTGGAATTCGTCCGTTGATTCCATTACCAAATACAACCTGAGTTACTCCCGAGGAAGTAACCGCTACTGAGAATACTGAGTCATCAGGACCATACGGGACAAGGCTGTTAACTCGTGTCCAAGTCTTAATTTCTCCAAACGAACCTTCAGCAATATTAACAACTACAGATTCTGCATCCACACTTTGGCGATAGATGTTAAATCTTTGACTAGCATTACCAGTACTTTTAGTTGAGTTAGCATTACTATCTGAAATAGCAGGCTCATCCAAGTATTTAACACCCTGACGCACAACTACAGTACCATTTGATAATGCCGAAATGGTTGTTGCTGTTTCATTAAAAAAATACAAACCACTCGTTGACACAAATGGTGTATTTGCCGCAATACTTACAGATGCCGCACCACTATTAGTAAGTGTCAAAGTAGTAGTTGATGAACGCATATAGTTAGGGGTATAGCCGTAAAGACTTGCCATTGCCAAAACGCTTTCGCGCTGTGTAGCAGTTGATAGAAATGCCTCGGTAGAAGCGCGGTCAATGTAGTAGTGCATGATGTCTGCGTTGTACGCCCATAGGTCAATCAATGTTGACATAAAGTCCGAGGTGTCATTTCCAGACCATTCGGGAATAGAACTAGTGGCTCGTTCCTGGAGGGACAAGCGGATGGCATTATAGTCTCGCGCTGTGTAATCAAAATTAGGCATAGATATCCTCACTCAAGAAGTCGCTCACACTCAGTGTAACACTGGATTTTTGTGATGGTAATATTTCGTAAAATACAGAAATAGACACAGATGTCTGTGCGTATGACATTTGGCTTTGATCATTATTTGAAATAACAATATCTCGGATAGTCACACCACGAACATGATCAGAGATTTCTCGCATAGCAACTTCTTTAAAATCTTCCCAAATAAGTGGGTCAATTAATTCGTAAAGCATGGCATATGCCCCAACACCATAATCAGGGTGCATGACTCGTTCTTCCCTGGATACTGTCAGGACATCTAAAATCTGTTGTTTGACAATGGCGTCAAAGTCACCAACGGTGGCAACTTTTCCATTTTTAAATTGAAATGGCATATATATTGCTTTCATTTTATATCACCTTGTGTATTTTTATATAAATCATAAATACACAATGAAACATAACTACTCATAATAACTGTCAAAATAAGTGTTATTGAAAATCCTTTAATAATTAACTTAGACATAGATATCCTCCATCTGTCTAGATGATCGCCAAGTATTATTTACAAACGCTGATTCTGGTACCTCAGGCATATTTGACCGCATAGTCATGTATGCATTGATATCGTTAGTGTCGTTTCGTGAAACTGTCATTTGGGTAAAGAATTCGTCACGAGTAACCGTATGCGTAACTTCTTTTACATACCAAAAACCTTCAAAGTTAGATTCAAAGTTAGAGATACTAACGATCCCACCAGGTAGTACTCCCGCAGTTCCAGTAAGAGATAACCTTGCGGTAAGGGTGCTGATACCACGATTGTGTGCAGAAACAAGAGTATCTGCCATAGTAGTAGAAGTAGCATTAACACTGACGCTGTCAGTAATTCCTAAATCAATTTGTTTACCAAACCCCGTGGTCTCACTAAACTTATTTGAAGTGTAGGTATTACCTTGGTTATCTAATACGGTTGCTGATACTGAATGTCCATTTAATGGTTCAATAGAGTCACCAAAAGTACCTTGCATGGATAATATTACTGCGGGGTATGTCTTAACATCACCATTACGCGCTTTAATGTTTTTTAGTTCATGATAAGAGATTTGTCGGCCCAATGAGTTCATAGGGTTCCATACATGTATATGTGTCCCATGCATTGACACAGATAATCCATACATTTTGGCAACCTTATTTAGGAACTCCCAGTCTGATTCTTCCGACTGGACAATGCGGGGGTAAGAAAATGATTCGGTCACAGAGGAAACACTGAACTTATATTCGTCTGCCAATGCTGTAGCAACACTTTGAATAGATGCGTTTTCCCATAGTCGTGTCTTTTTAGCGCGCATTTTGTAGGATGCACCCATACATACAAGTTCAACCAACTGAAAGACGCTTCCATTGATAATGCCATCAGAGTTTTTAAACGAAGGCTCAACTGAGGCAACATACCCACAGAATTCATGCTTGTCTATGCCAAAGCCCCAATAACAAAGAACGGGTTTAGATAGGTATTCGGTAAGCAACTGCGGTGGCACTCCAGCCACGCGGACACGCAGGATGTCATGCTGGTTCTCAGCAAGACCTAATTCTATTTGAACAATTGACATGTACCGCATAGGGGCGTTGTCTATCACAAAGTTAATATTTGGTGATATGCGACTCTGCGATGTAAAAATCATTTGATTGGAATCCTAACCAAAGTACCCACAGGGATTTCATCAGGAAAAGGGACATGCGGGTTTAGGTCCGCAATCTCCCAGTATCGTTCTGAATCAAAAAGAGCACGATAGGCAATGCGATCAAAAGTATCACCCTCAATAGAGGTATAAACATAGTACCTTGAACCACTCCCATACTTACGGGTAGAAAT